GGCAATATCACCCACTGGAATCTGGCCTGGAGGGGCATCAGACCAGCTACCCAGATCAACCTGCTTAAGCCCTCCTCCTATATTTTTCAGACTTTGCCATGGGGATGCGGCTTCATGTGCAGCGGCAGCCTGTGACCGCGCTAAAAGAGGATCAAGACCACCGCCAACAGCCGTCTGTCGCGCGGCTGGGCTGTAAATCGGTGTGACGGGCTCAGTCATGGCAAATGGTTGAGCAGACGGGGGCGGCGCAGGCATGCCGCCCGCCCCCACCAACGACTTCTGAATAGGATCCATGGCCTGCATATAATTTTGTTGATTGGAAATACCGGCCTGACCAAGAAATTCATGCGCTTGCGGCGTGAGATTTTGCCACGGCATTATCTCCCCAGTGGGGGTGAGTAGCCGCCCCCCTAACTCTGGCGACAGTCCCGCCGCACCCGAACCCTGGAAAGCCCCAATGCCCTGTGTGCCAGCAGCCTGAGCACCAGCAGTCCCCAGCTTACTTCCTAGCTGACCCAGACCATATGTAGTAAGCCCAGCGAGAACCCCCTCACCGATTGGGTCGTCTCCTTTGGAGGTGGCCGCAGTCGCAACACCGGAAAGAGCCGCCGCGCCAACAGGCCCGATCCCCGGAATAAAGTTAGCCCCAATACTGACAAGGGCAGGCAAGATACTCCTGAAGTTAAACATCTCCGGAAGACCGGTGTCAGGATTGACCGTAACGCCATTGCGGGTGAGGGATGCGAGGCCCGCCACCTCTTCCGGGGCCATGTGAACCAGTATCGAGTCACCATATCGACCACGATCCGCAAGATCGGCTAGGCCCTCATTATCGTACCGCCTGAAACTTTCATCAGCCATTCTCTCGCCCTCAAGATATCGAAACAGTGACGGAACCCACTGCCGTGGTGCCTACAGATGTCCCACTAAAAGCATCTCCGGTTCGGACAATTCTTAACGTACCACCATCATCAAAAATATCCCCATCCCGCAAATCCCCGCCAGTTGTCGGAAGCTGGGTTGCGGCCATCTTCGCAGCACGCAGATCACCCGGCTCTGCGCCTTGCTGGAAATGAAGCTCAATCGTGCGGACAAGAGACTCCATATACACTCTGTCATACACCGCTGGCGGCAGAGGAAGAATGGGGGATAGTTGCTTATCTACCACAACCCCTACTTCCTGCCGTCAGGCCTGATATCAATACGAGGAATCCCTAATTTCCATGCAATGTTTGTCCCCGAACTCTCAACCCGGAAGGCAACCTGCCTGCTACGCACCCGAACAAAAGATTGCTCAGTAAACTCTTGAACATCAACCATCTTCGTACCCGCGATCTCGGACGTGTCACTTGTCCCAAAAGCACTGCCCGGAAAGTTTCTCGGCTTGAGCAAGAAATTTACCGCAGGGGCCGGATCGGTGGACCCAAAGAAAGAAATATCCGGATAAATCCGCCTTATGAACTGGAACCTATCACCCTCCCCGATCTCAAAGTCGGAACTCTCCACATAGGCTGATATCCCGGCGGGGGACGTGCCCTCTCCGTCATTCAAGCCTAGCTCGTGGTTATAGATTTTATAGTCAGCGGAGTTGGCTCCTATCGGGTAATCCCTTGAAGAGCTATCCAGCCACGCCGTTCTCGACAGCGTCCCAAAATACCAACAATTCTCAAACGAGTTGTAGATCACATAACGATCTATCTCAGTCGCATCGGCACTACAATAGAACCACACGATCTCCCCGAAATCCTTGATCGTCCCCGCGTGTATCTTCTCTGCCTGAAGTAAATTTATGTCACCAAATACATAATCCCTGACCGTGGACGGCAACTCCTGAACACGGCCTGTGTAAACAAAGAAATCACGCAACCCCATCCAGTAGACCGCCCCATCAAGAGAGGCCACGGCATTCGGTGCTATGAGCGTTGTGTTCCTTGAGAGCACATTGTGCCCAAACGTAAACGGCGGTCCAACGAAGCGCATGCTAAACAAGGCTTCTTCGGTCCAAACCAGTATTTCCTGGCGGGTGTCATACGCCTTGATTATCTCCGAACCACTGTTGAGACGCAGGTCGCCAGCGGTATTAGCCGTTGTCGGCGTCCAATCAACAGCATTCTCCTGATCGGACCACCTGATAAGCAGCTTGTCCTGTGCGGTGGCTCCCCGGTCATTGCACCCAAAGGCAATCACATGACGGTCGTTATTACTGACCATAACCTGCACGGCAATAGTCGGCGCATCAGAGGCCCCTGACTCATCCGACAGGGCATCGGCCCGCACTCCCGTCCCACCCGAAGCATCCCAGTAATAAACTCCACCATTCCTTACATTGAATACTAAATCCTCACCAAAGTTATCGCCCGACCACAAGCGTAATTGGTTCACGGCTCCAGTAGATACTGCTGCCGCCGACCCCCAGGTGCCCCGACTATATGTTCCAGCACCAAATCCTTGTCCGATTACAGCAGTATCAAGACCGACATTTATTTCATAGGCGGCAGTTACAGAACCACCCCCGCCAGCAGTTGAGCCAGACGAGGCACTTCCAGCCGTCACCACCTTGTAAGCATTATCGCTCACAATCTCTGTAATCTGATGCGTGGTATTTATTTGGGCAGCCGTTACACCGTCCGTGGTGGTGGCACCGGCGAAGGTGACAAAGTCATTAAAAACCGCCCCATGGCCAGAATCCGTAACGGTTATCTCTCCGCTCCCCGCATCTCCTGTAGTAATGGGGTCAGCCCCTAGACTGGAAGTCTTCCGCAGCGGCGTGATGTTATTAAAAGAGCCGCCCTCTTCAATGTAGAACCTCTCAGAAGAGCCAATGGCGAGATAGTTATTCTCATCCAAGCTGATGAAGTTAAGCAGAAATCTAATCTGCCCATCGGCAGTATCATTGCTGTACCTCTCCCAACCGCCAATTTTTTGCGGCAATCCGGATCGGAACCGAATCTTGTCACAATCAAACCAACGACCATCGGAGGCAAACCTCGTTTGATCCCTAAAAACCCCCGGCGGAAATACAATCTTTTGGAGAGGCATATCTTCCACCAACCTTCAAATCACGCTAGCCCAAGAGAAATCGGGAATGCTCCACCGATACCGCCCAAGAATTGACCAGCCAATAGTCTCTTGTCGAGGGCCAATCATCCCTCGTCCCCATTGATTTTTCCGACATCCCGAAGCACTTGCTGTGCCTCATCATGTTGTTCCTTCCTTGTGATATCGTATATGGGCGCAGACAGCCCCAATTTGACCGATGTCGCGTCTTGATAGCGGTAGATGTTTCGCTCAAGCACCCGAATCCGATCCACCTGTTGGATCAAAATCGTCGTCACTTTCTTTAGCGATATCTGCAATTGCTCATCGTGATCCTCCATGTCACTGCGAAGGTCTTTGAGAATGTACTGGAGTAATTTCCAAAGAAGGAACCCCATTGCCGCCGCCGTGGCAGCAGGTATTCCCACTGCCTCGATCAGTTTTGTTAATTGGGCAACAGTCATAATTGATCATAATTAATCATCGGAACAGTAACGCCACCAACAGCGCAATCGTGAATGTAGCAGACGATATAAGGATTCTCTCCAGGCGAGCGAGACGCGCATTCTGGGCCTTCCCCTCCACGGAACAACTCGCAGTGTGCTTGGTTACGATCAAGAGAAGATCATCGATTCGGATATGCGCCGATTCAGAATCGCGCTTGGAGGAATCATCTATCATGTCGTCGAGGCGCTATCGGTATTGCTTGTGGCACCATCTCGCCGTCATCCCCAAACGCTATGATGCACGAAATAGCCCTCGGATTTGTCGCGACCACCGTCCATTTATTTGTCACCGGATGCACGAGCAACATCACTAAATTACCTCGCGATATCCCTCGCCATCTCAGTTGCTCTCCTTGAGATTGCAAGGCAGTGGTTAGATACCCCGAGGGCATGCACTGCATCGCCGCAGTCGCTGGAGCGACAACCAGTAAAGCCGCCAAGAGTACCGCAGCGCGGAACATTTGCTATCAACTCGTCGTTTTTATCCTGTGTCATCGGGCTAATTATTTAGCCAGATGCTCGTCATAATCGGACTTAACTTCATCAGTCCAAACCGCATCAGCTACTGCTCGAACGTCGGATGGCTGACTCGACAAATCTGCTGTCGGATTCAGAACATAACGATGCCATTGTCCAGAAACTTTTACTTCATCCGTCGCATCGTCCACGATTTGCTTGTCTTCACGGACCTGAATGATTTTAAATGGTCCGACAATTTCAATCTTATCGACGATTTTTCTTTCCACTAACGCCATTATTTTATCTCCTTACACATAATAACTTCCGGCAAAATAAACCGATTTGCCGCCGCCGGTGGCATCCAGAATTGCGTGCGTGGCACTGGCGAGCGTGCCGCCGGATGATGTGGGCATTATATATAATGCGATCGCACTGTCGGTGCCCGCCGCGAATGCCAGATTATCGCTGTCCACACGATCACCGACGAACCATGAAAATGCAGTGTTTGCCGCAGGGGCAAATGGCAGCCCTGTCACAAACAGATTGCCAGTTCCCGAAATAGTGGCGTCGATATTTACATTGCCACGGATATGAACTAGTCGACCAACTTTCGTGTAAACCGCCCCGGTATTGTCTCCGTTATCCGTGCCACTAGTCCCGCCTATTCTGAAAACAGCCGTCCAAGTTCCTTCTTCGTAGTCATCCAGCAAATTTGCCGCAGTGGCAGTGGTAACGCCTAAATAAACACCTTTCGACGCAGTGCCAAATAAGATATTTCCTGCTGAAATTTCAACATCTGTAGCACCAGTGGCGACGTTAACTACTGTCGTATCAGCGTCATTTTTGATAGTGATATCGTCAGTCGATCCCTGCCCAGTTAGGATCAGTCCTTCCACAGACGTATAACCGATGGCTGCATTATCAGATGCAGAAGTGTCACCATCGGCATTTAAAGTGGCCGCTGTTAAATCACCAACAACGTCAACAGCGCCACTTGATCCAATAGTTAATCGTTCTGATCCAGCAGTATCAAAGCGGATGGTATCATCGTCGTCGCCACCCTCTTCTACCTGTATTTGTGTATCACCGTCTTGATCCACAATTTTAACGGAGGATATGGCGCTGCGAACAATAGCGCCAGAGCCGCCCCCATCTGCATATATCCAGGCCGTCTCTCCGTTTTGAACGGTAGCGTTTGCTCCAGTTCCCTGCGAAAAAATCGCACTACGATCAGCCGACAAATTGTTATAGACAAGATAGGTCTTGTCCTGATCGTTTGGCGAAAGAGTGATCGTGTTGTTGCTACCCAGATCACCACCATCCCCAAGCACCAACACACGATACATACCGTCAGTAAGTGTTCCATCCGTAGTGGTGAGGGTAGTTGTCGATCCGGTTAACGTAAGAGCGCCAACACCGCTAACAGCCCGGTCAAGAATATCCATGTTGGTATTGACCGTACCACCCCAAGTACCAGACTGATCTCCGGTTGCAGGTTTTTCAATGCCCTGATTTGCAGTATATGTGCTTACCATTTCACACCTTTATCATGCAGCCATTTCTGTCCAGTCTGGCGTTTGTGCATCATCAACAGACGACCACCCCGGAGTTTGCGAATCATCAATAGACGACCAACTTGGCGTCTGACCATCATTAATAAACCACCAATCTATACTCCCCACAGATGCAGTAGCGGCAACTCCGGTAACCACCGTCCCAATTTCCGTAACAACAGAACCGACCGACCCGGTGGCCGCAATCCCTGTTACGGGATAAGCCGTTTCTATTACAACAGAACCGACCGACCCGGTGGCCGCAATCCCTGTGACCGGGACCCCTATTCCAACAACTACACTACCAACACCACCTGTTGCAGCAATGCCCGTTACGGGATAAGCCGTCTCTATTACAGCAGAACCGACACCTCCAGTGGCTGCAATCCCCGTAACAGAAACAGGTTCCGGCTGTCCATACGGCCCGTCGCCGTATCCTACGCGCCCAAACCCGCTAATAGAGGCCACGGTAAACTACTCTATGCAATCCGTATGATCGCATCCGTCGCATCTGCTGTCGGAAACTGAACTGTGAAAGTCCCGACAGAAACCGCCTTATCCCCACCAAAATCCAGAACAATGATCGCTGGGTTAGTAAGAGAAATCGAAGTTGTATTAGGGGCTGTGTTGTAGATCAGAGCACCCCGCGCAGTGAATGACGCCGTCGCCCATGTCGCATCGGCAAAATCAACATACGCCGTCGTACCACTTGTGGTGGGATCAACTTTCGTAAGAGCAAGACCTCCAGCCGTATATGCAGTTCCCGCCGTATTCGTTACCTCATTTGTCGAGGCATAGGCGGTCGTCGTCGCATCAAGAGATGCCGTGCTGGAATACAATGCAATCTTCATCGCATCCCCGGAAGACAGATCGAAATCGTGCGCGCCTAGCAAAAGTTCCTTCTTGAACGTAGTTGCCATCGCCTGGGTGATCGCCATCTTAAAAACTCCTGAGTAGTTCTGCTAATTCCGGATAGCCGCCCCTGACAGCTATCTGCACACAAGTATCTCTCTCTTCCTTCTGAGCCTGCACAACATAAGAATGCACAGCAGTCTCCAACTGAGAGCGGAATAGACGAGCCTGCTCCTTAACCTCAGGCGCGGCATTCTCACTTACCTGAACAATCTTGTTGCAGCAAAGCATCGTAATCTGTTCCGCAGATAGACCACCGTTCGCACTCGTAACAACAGTTGGCGAGCCAATATTTCCTACCGCCTCAAACATCACGCGGACCTAAAAACAGGATTGCCGTTTCTGTATCCATCCCGCCGGTCACTATACTCACCAAGCATCTTGGCCTGCATAAGAGCCTCCTGATAGCGGCCCAGATACATCTGCATAACGTCCTGCTCCCCCTTCATAAAAGTGTAGGCCTCCACCAAACACCCGTATAACAGAGCTTGCGAAATGTTGTCTCCAAGCCAAGTAGTGGTATTGCTCGAAGAAAGCCCGGTCGGCTTATACTTATAGTGAAGCTCCATCGTGTAAGCTGCATCCGGCACAGGAGAGAGGACAAACGTGGAGTCATCAAAATGAGCATAATGCTCTGGCTGTCCCGTCGTATCCGTATCGGGATTGGCCTCTCTCATAAACGAGACATCCTTTGGTAACAAATAGGAATAGACATTCCCACTACTCACCACCGCCAACGAATGGGACGCCAGAAAATCAGACGGCTTGCCAAGATACGAATTTGAACTCGTCGTCGTACCAGTAGAATTTTTACGAAAATAAGGAAGGTCTATATCAAATAGAATCCGAAGCTCTGCCTGATTGATGAACTCATCAATCTGATTAACAAAGGTGGTCTCAGCGTCTTCGGTGTAATCCTTGATGGCCTGAACCAGCGTGGAATAATTCATCGCAATTCCTCACTAACTCACAGACACCGTGACGGTACCAACTGCACCAGTCGCCTGCATGCTGGTCTGGGTGGAAAAGCCATACAGGGCCGAAAGACCGTTATTGTCTCCAACCGGATTCCAGTTCCACGCGATCCTTCTTTGCTCAACCACATTTGTATCGGTTCTTGTAAACGGCAACGTCTGCGGATCATTGATTGGGAACTCCCCAAGAAAAAGCTGGGGTTGATCCTCATCAAGCATTGACCGGGAAACTCTCAAGCCGGAATCCTTACCATCCACAATCTGCGGATAAAGGTCTTTCAACTTGTAAGTCAACCCACTGCGATCACAAATCCCGAGGGCATATTTCCCGACCACGCGATTGGTCATATCAAAGCCACCCATACCCGCCAGGGACAAGCTGTATCGACGCCTTTACCCTGTCTTCATCAGCGGCATACATAAACTGCTCATCGTAAACCGCCTTCAATAGCTGAGTTCGCTGCGAAGTTTCAGGCCTTTTCATGGAAACATAATAAGCAAGCCCTGCGGTAAGTGCGGGAAGCCAGCGGTCTGGTGCATCATAGGTATTGGTCCCAGCAGTCCCTGCGTCCTGTATGCGTCTGATGCGCCAGTAAACCAGCGTGTAGGTTTGCGCATCATCGGGCACCGGCCACAACGTGTACTGAGGACTTGTCATCCGCTGAATGTAAATCTGTAAAGGCTTGCCTTTTTGCAGCTTGTTAGGCAACTGGGCATAGCTTATCGGGGATATTCGCGTTACAGACGTATCAGCTTGATTATTGGTTTCCCCCACATCCGTCCGAATAACCTGATCCAAGAAATCTATCGTCCCTGCCGGGAAGCTATAAGTTGCCGTACCAGCAGTGATAGCCTGCGTACCCTCTTCTATTGTCCATAAGTTAAGACCACGATTGATCCACTCAATCGACATC